AAGAAATAAATAATGATGATTCATCTATTTATTTAACTAGTACTCAAAGTATTCCTTTAATAGCATCTAGTACAAATTATTTTAGTTACCCCTCAGGATCATCACCAACAACTCCTGATCAATATACAGGGAAACAAATAGTAATTAATTCAGGTAGATTAATGTTTAATACATCTGAAGACCATTTATTATTAAGCTCAGCTAAAAGTATTGGGTTAAGTTCAGCAAACACAGTTAATATAGATGCAAGTACATTAACAGTACAATCAAATAATATTTATTTAGGTTCTAAAAATGCAACTGAACCTTTAATGTTAGGTAATTCAACAGTAGATTTATTAAGACAATTAATAGATGGAATTAAAGCTTTAACCCAAACTTTAGCAGTTCAGGTAGGAGTTCCACCAGGTGCACCTTTAGAACCAACAGCAACTTCTGCTAAAAATCTTATACCTACTTTAACTCAGTTAGTTAGTAATTTAGATACTATAACCTCTAAAGATAATTTTACTTCATAATGGCTAGTATCATCCCCCCAAATAATTTTATTAAAAATAATGGAATTGATCCCCCGTCTAATCCATTATCTAATATAGAAAAACCAAGATTTGAATTACCGAATATTGAATCACTACCTTTTAAAAATCAAATAGTATCTTCAAATATAGATGATAATACTCAAACTAAACTAACAGCATATTGGTCTAAGGGATCAAGTGGTTACCCTATATTTTATGCAGAAGCTTACAAAACATATAGTAATGACCCTGAACCTACATTTTTTGAATCAAAAAATATAATTACCTATAAAGAACAAACTAATGAACAAGTAAAATCAATATTATCTAGAACTTTTTGGGAATTAGCACAACAAATACATGCTGCTGATATATTTAATGGAGTAATACCCCCTTTTACAAACGATAATGGAGAACCTTTACCAACTTCGGCTCCCCCACAGTATAATGTTGCTGATTTTGTATTAGATCCTCCAAAAAATGTTCCATGGCAACAACCAATTTTAACCCCAGAAGAAAAGGAAAAAGAAAGACTTGCATTAAAAGAAAAGGCTTTACAAGCTAAAAAAGATGCACAAGATAAAGTTCCAAATTGGGAAGAACTTAAAGGTGCTATTCCAAAAGATTTATTAGCTAAAGGAAAAGAAGCATTACCTCCAATTTTATACCAATTGGGATATACAGTTCTTCAAACCCAAGTAATACCAGCACTACAGACACTAGTAATAGAATATGTTGATAAATTTTTTAAAGATGGAGTTCAATCTTGTCCTCCTTTCTTGCAAACATTAATTGATCAAAGAAATAAAATAGTATCCCAACTAAATAAATTAGCCCAACGAATAGATCGTATAGGTACATCTATTTCAGGAATATCTACTTTTTTAAAAACATTAATAACAACAATAACAACAGTAGACATAGCTCAAATAGCATTATCTATAGCTGCTAAATTTATTCCTGTTGGATTACCAGGAGCTATTCCTGCTGCTTTGAATGATGCTCAAACATTTATAAGAAAAGCAACATTTGATAAGTTAGGAAACTCTAAATTATCACTTGCTACTAATACTATAGCGTCAACAGGATTAGTAATATCACTTATAAGTAGTTGGATACTACAAGCATTAGAAATATTATCTAAATTAGATGTTTTAATATTAAATTGTGATCCAAATTCAACTCTAACCCCAGTATCTGATGATGTAAAATCATTAAGTAAAGTAGCAGCAGAAGCACAAAATACACAAAATAATCAATCATATCAAGGATTTATAATTGATATCATTGAAGTACCTTATACTCCAACTGTAAATAGATATCAAGCGGTTGGTAAAAATGCTCAAGGTATTATTTTAATAAAAAGTGATCTTTCATTTACCTCAAATAACCAAACATTAATTAACGAATTAAAATTAATTATCGACAGAGATAATTTGCAAGCTTATTAATTACCAATATTTATAACAAAAATACAATGAAAACCTCAGAACTTAAAAAATTACTAAAGGAAGCTGTAAAGGAAGCAATCCAAGAGGAGTTGCATGATATTTTACTCGAAGCAGTAAAATCACCTAAAACAGTAGTAAATGAATCCTATGCACAACCTACAATTGAACAACCAAAACAACTAACCCCAGAAGAACGTAGAAATATGTTTTCAGGAATAGTATCAGAAATGCAACAGGGAGGAATAGCAAATTCAGCATATGCTGGTGAAATGAAAGTAACAGGACCGGTTGATGCAATTAATGGATCTTTACCTGAAGGAAATTTAGGTCTAGATCGAATAATGAACATGATGAAAAAATAATAAATGGCATTCGGAGCAAAACATATAGCCCCTATAGATACTAAACCAGGAACAGGGGTTGGTGTCTCTGTCCCTTTTAATGCTCCTGGAGTATTTACTACTACATACACAACACAAAAAGCAACTCAAAGTAATTTAATAAATTTCTTTTTAACAAATACAAATGAACGATATTTAAACCCTACATTTGGTGGTAATATACGTAATTTTATATTTGAACAAATATCAAATGATAATATAGAAGGATTAAAAGAGGACTTAAATTCTTTAATAGAAATATATTTTCCTAATATTCAAGTAAAAGAATTAAATATATTAACCAACCCAGATACTAATAGTATTAATGTTGAAATGACATATAATATAATAAATACAGGAATAACAGACGAATTACAATTAGAATTTAACTAATGGCTACACAATTAAAAAATAGGGATATTAAATACATTAATAAAGATTTTACTGAATTAAGGAGATCACTTATTGATTATACAAAATCATACTTCCCAACTACTTATAATGATTTTTCCCCAACTTCCCCAGGGATGTTATTTATGGAAATGTCAGCATATGTTGGTGATGTTCTTTCATTCTATTTGGATAATCAAATCCAAGAAAATTTCTTACAATACGCTCGTCAACAAAATAATTTATATGAATTAGCTTATATGTTTGGATATAAACCAAATGTAACTCAAGTAGCTACTACTACTATTAATTTATATCAACAAGTTCCTTCTTTAACCCCTACAGGTAGTGAAGGATATTTACCTGATTTTAATTATGCCCTGTTTATACCTGAAAATTCTACAATAACATCAGAATTAAATAATCCTGTTCCTTTTATAATAGAAGACCCTATAGATTTTTCAGTATCAAGTTCATCAGACCCAACAGATATAACAATATATGCCATTGATGGAGGTACAGGAAATCCTGAATTTTTCTTACTTCAAAAAAGTAGACAAGCAATATCCTCTACAATACAATCAGAACAATTTTCCTTTACATCCCCAGAACAATTTTCAACAATTAACATAAATGCAGATAATATTGTAGGTATATTAGATATTATAGATAGTGATGGAAATGAATGGTATGAGGTTGATTATTTAGGACAAGAAATGGTATTTAATTCAATTAAAAATACTAACGTAAATGATCCTAACTTATCCCAATATGAAGGGGATACACCCTATTTATTAAAATTAGAAAAAATTCAACGTAGATTTGCTACTCGATTTACATCACCAACTAACCTTCAAATCCAATTTGGCTCAGGGACAGTTAATGATAATGATGAAGAAATAGTTCCTAATCCTGATAATGTAGGTTTAGGTCTACCATTTGAAAAAACTAAATTAAATACCGCATTTTCACCTTCAAACTTTTTATTTACAAAAACTTACGGTATAGCACCAACAGGTAATTTAACTGTAAGATATTTAACTGGAGGTGGTGTTGAGTCTAATGTGGATGCAAATACGTTAACACAATTAGTTAGTAACCCAACATTTTTAAAATATAATCTTAATCCAACAACTGCGAATCAATTTCTAAATACATTAGTAGTTACAAACCCAATAGCAGCTGATGGTGGGGGTGATGGAGATACTATTGAAGAAATAAGACAAAATTCCTCAGCAAATTTCGCTTCACAGTTACGTAATGTAACTCAAAATGATTATTTAGTTAGAGCCCTTTCAATGCCTGCTAAATATGGAGTAGTATCAAAAGCATATATTGAACCAACTCAAGCAGAAACATTATCTGCAGGAGAATCAAACTCAGTATTAGATTTATATGTTTTATCTTATAATAATCTTAATCAATTAACTACATCAACCCCCGCATTGAAATCAAATATTACAACTTATTTATCCCAATATAGAATGGTAAATGATGCTGTTAATATTAAAGACGCATTTATAATAAATTTTGGAGTCAATTTTGATATTATTGTACTCCCAGAATATAATAGTAATGAGATTTTAATACAATGTATAAATGCACTTAGGGTTTATTTTGCTATAGATAATTGGCAAATAAATCAACCAATTGTTTTAAGAGATATTTATGTTCTTTTAGATCAAATTGAAGGTGTCCAAACAGTAAAAGATATTAAATTTACTAATTTAGTTGGAGAAGATTTAGGATATTCTAAATATTCATATTCAATGGAAGCAGCAACATCTAATAATGTAGTATATCCTTCTTTAGATCCAAGTATTTTTGAAGTCAAATACCCTAATACAGACATTCAAGGTCGTGTAGTACCTTTATAAAAACATAAAAATGGCAATATATAAAATTTTCCCTACAAAAGACGCTACATTATATTCAATGTTCCCTAACATGAACACTGGATTGGATGAAGTTATAGAAGCTA